GTATAGACATTGAATCGGAGTGAAAATTTTGATGGTTGTCCAAGACACCCATTTGCAGAATCTTCTTTAACATCTACATTATCTTTCCAATTTGCATAACGCAATTCTTCAAACCACTTTTGTACATCATTTACAGATACCATAACGGTACCTCCTTTAATTATCTAAATAATTTAATTATTATTGATGAGGCCAAGAGTATTCAGGACCTCTAATTAATCCGGTGAATTTTTCATCTTGCTTGAATTCACTAGGATCAATTTTATCTAAAATTTTGACTACATCTTTAGGTGAAACTGCCGGTATAAGTTTAATTAGATGATAACCATATACATTCTTTGCAAATTTATAACCAAACCATTTTAATATTTTCATATTATCCTCACTACTAATATTTATGGGCCTGAAAAAGAGCATCCCAATTGGTAACTGAGATGCTCTATTTTATTAGCTGTAACTAAATTACAGTAGGTTCAACACACGGATCAAGCGGTAATAAGGGTTCTTATTAGCGACAATATGTCCGTCTGAAGTAGGAACTTCTGTAAATCTGAATGGATTTTCAACAACACCATAACGTGTTTTGAATCCAATCTTTGGTTGGAAGCTCTGCTCACCAACTGCACGTACCATTTGTAGAGGTACATATGGGCAATAGAAGAACCCGGCATCATAAGGAGAAGTTCCTTTATAGCCGACCATTGCCAATTCGTGTCCACTTGATGTTCCCAAGAAATAAGGATCAATATAAACACGGAAACGACCGTTTAACACACCGCAGAATGTGTTCCCTGTATCATCAACATTCAAATTTGTTGATAGAGCAGGTGCGTATGCAAGTGCTCCAGACATAGACAAAGCAGAAGCAACGTCTGAAGATGCGATAACAATATTACCACGCCCTCTACGTGTTCTCTTTGCAATCTGGTTTGCTTCACGTTCCAATTGGAACAGAAGTCCTTTGAACTTTTCAACTGACCAACGACCATTGCTATCTACGTTTAAGTCAAAAGTACCGTTGTTAGCAACTGTACCCTGGGCTCCAGTTTCAGCAATGTAATACAATGTACGGACAACTTCACGGTTGATTTCAGTTAAGATTTCAGCAGACAGAATATTTGCCAATTCTGTTTCAGCATCAAGACCGTGAATTGCTTTCAAGTCTTGCGCTAATTCCATAGTGTATTCTGCTTTCAAAGCGCGTGATTTTGCAGTCACGGTCACTTTGTCAATGCTAAATGCCATTTGAGCAAAAGCATCTGTTGCTCCAGTTACATCATCTCCAAGAGCTTCAGCAGCCGCTGTAGTCAAACCAGTACCTGTTGTGAAACCACTTGCTAGAGGTGGATAACCAGAACCAAATTCATCTGTTCCAGCATGTGTGCCAGTACCAGAGAAATCAGTATCAGCTTCTTGGAACAAAGCTTCTGTTCCTGTCTGATTTGAATATCTGCTACGTAGAGCAAAAATCAATCCAGTAGGACCAGTCATAGGTTGAACACCGCAAACATCATAGGCAATCAAATTCGGCATAGCACGGCGAACCAAGCTAATTAAAATAGGATCCCATGTACCAATGTTTCCAGCACCAATGCTATTGGTTGGGGCAGATTCAGTAAGGATTTTTCTTTCCTCACGCAAAGCCGCATCTTGATTTTCAAGAATTAATGCAGTAACAGCGCGTTTGTAAGGATCCTTAATTTCGGGAAGTCCTTTATAATCCAGAACTGGCTGCCACTTTTTCTGAAGTTGTTCAGTTAAAACCATTTTTCTATGTCTCCTTGAATATTATTATTCTTTAATTATTTAGCGAAACTTAATTTTTCACTTGACGATCCAAGGCTTTAACGTAAGCAGCCATTGATGGATCCTTAACTTCTACTTCAACATCGTTATTATTTTCTTCAACAGCATTTCTATCTTCTGTTAAAGGAACACGATTACTCTGTGTTGTTTTTTGTGAGAAATAACTCTCTTTCAAAGTCTGCAATGTTCCCTTATAAGAAGCTACATCTTTAAAGGAAACACTTTCTGCTAATCCACGCAATTTTTCAATTTGTGTATCAGCAAGTCCTTTTGAAACTTCTGCAAATGTAGCAGACTTTTCTCTTTCTACCAAAGTGTTTGTCAAATTAATGTTGGCATCAATTTGTTCATTCAACTTGGTTTCAAGTGTTTGAACTTTGCTTGCTAATGTAGCAACTACATCTAATTTTTCTTGAGGAACTTCAATGTAGCTTTCAGCAAACAATTTCTTCAAACCAATCAAGAAATCTTCTGTTAATTCATTCTTAATACCGCGTTCAATAGCAATTTCATTTTCTTTCATCCATTGCTCTACAACGTAGTTAAGATATTGATCTACCTTGGTTGCAAGGGTTTTCTTTTCAGCTTCCAAGATTTGAACGTTTTCTTTTACGATCTGTTTCTTGGCTTCCGCGATGACAGACTTTGAACGTTTTGCAACGGCAGATTCAAATACAACCGATGCTTTCTTTTTAAAGGATTCAGAAAGTTTTTCGCCAGCGAAGATAGCATCAAGAGCTTCCTTCACTTCTTCCTTATCTTTCTTTTCATCCTTATCATCTTTGTCTTTATCATCTTCACCCTTTTCGTCTTTGTCTTTCTTGGCGAAAGGATTGTCACCCTTTTCTTCTTTCACTTCATCTTTATCTTTTTCGTCCTTCTCGTCCTTCTCATCTTCTTTCTTTTCGTCTTCTTCACGGACGATCCATTCAGGACCACCTACTTGAGGACCACTAATTTCAGGGTATCCAACCTTTCCCTTTTTATCATTACCGATAATATCGGTTGAAGTTGGCTTTGAAGTTGGATAAGGAGCCTGAGTAGGAACACCACGAGTATAATCGGGTGCAGCTACTTGAGTTGGAGATACAATTGGTGCGCCCAAATCTTCATAACCGGGTTTAACATCAGTGGGACTGATATGTAATGGTTGGCCAGAAGCATTTTCGCCCGCTTCAGTAATAGCGCGGTTTTCCTTTAACAAATCTAAAATCTTTTTTTCAAGTGACATGGAACTGTTAGTCTCCTTATTATTTAATCCTATTAATATTTATTAAATTAATGTTTTTCAATACTTACAATCTAAATAGGAAATCAGTAAATAGTTTCATTTTGGTATCTTCTTGTAATTCTATAGGTTTGTAAACTACCTTTTCGATTTCCTTCTTATATTTTTCAATTCTGGCTTCTTTAAGCACACCATTATCCCAAATCCATTCTTTTCCTTCCATGATGCCTCTAACAAATGCATCTGGAGCCGAAGGATCTGCTACAATATCTGCCGCGGTCGCTAAATAAAAATCTTCCTGTACTTCATCTACACCATTTACGCTTCTTAAAGAGCCCATACCCCTCGAAGAAACTCCCAATTTAGCACCCTCATCAATAAAGTTTTTTACGATCTTACCGTAGGGAGTATCCATAATCTTTGCTTTACCAATATAATTGGATCCATCTTTATGTAGATCTACAATCATATGTGATACTCTCTCCAAATTAATTTGGGGACCATCAGGGTGTCCTAATTCACCAAAAGCTCTTTTTTCAAGAATATACTTATTACAGTATTGAGTAACCTGGTTATCTAAAACATCAATAGGATAAACACGCCCATTTCTGTTCTGAATATTTCCCTGTAAGAAAACTCCTTGAAGGTAATATTGGTGTCCGTTATAAGTTTCTTCCTTAAGGACTTTTATATCTTCATTAATTTCTGTGATAAGACGCATATATTTACTTTGCTGGTGTTACTGGGGTAGTTATCTTTTCGTGAAATAATTTTATGATATCAACAAGAATTGCATGAAAATCAGCATCACCATTAATCATAATTGTTTGCCCGGCAGGTGTTGATAGAAAATTAAAAATGGCTGCTGCGGCATTTGAAATTCCAGTAATAGGGTCCATAGCTATATCCTCCTTAATCGTTTTTATGAATATGTTTGAGAAACTTTCCCAATTCAGCATGTCCTGTTCCACCATTTCTACGAGTTTCTGTAGATCCCGGAACTTGGTGAGTATGTTGCCAATCAACTCTATTGTTAGAAGAATTGTGGAATACATCTAAATTATGGCCAGCTTTATGTGCGAAATGATGAGCCACAATATTTCCTACACCCGATAATGGTGAGGCACCTTTATGTTTATATCCGTGTTCTTCTGCGGATTTATGAACAGCATTCATATCATGCTTATAAGTGCGCTCATATAGATTCTGTTGAAACTCTTGAAAGATATTCATTTTAGTATAATCCTAATATTAGAGTTGCAGTTGTATTAGATGACATTACCCTTTTAGGTCTGAGGGGATGAATAATGCCACTTAACATACTTGTAATTGTTGTAGCCACACCCAAAACGGCAGTAGCAGAAGCACCACTACCCGGAACTCCTGATATAGAAACTCCGGTGACTTGATTAATTCCAGTATCAGTAATTACAATCGTAGGTGCAGAACTATAACCTTTTCCTGGAGTCAAAACATTAATTTCTAAAATAGCTCCTGTAGCAGGATTAACTGTGAATCCATAAGTAGCTCTTTCAGTTGGTGTTCCTCCACCCGTATCAGTTATTGTAGTGGAGACTTGTCTATAACCGGTACCACCAACTAATGTTGATGTATGATCTACACCATCTAAATCGGTATCATTTTGCATAACAACAGCCACATTTTTTACAACACCATCACCAATATAAATACCTACTGGAACCGGATCCAATAAGGTAGAATTACTTGGTGTAATTGTTTCTACGTGTCTGTACCCAGATGCCGCAGACCCTTCCATATTTCCTTGTGCCATTGTTATTATCCCTTATGATGCTTAAAGTATTCAACTTCTCTTTCGCGTTTTAAAATACCCGCTTTAGATGTTGCTGTTCCAAGATTCTTACCAGTTTTCTTGGATTTTAATTCATATCCCGATCCAGTTTTTACTATATGTTCATCAAGACCACTTTCATTTTCTTTGTGGCCTCCAGATAAATCGGTATGTGAATAATTTGGTCCCGGAACACTGGCAAATGTGGGTTCAGGTCCACAAGCCTTTTGAGGAACAGAAGCAATACCACCAGGAACATCAGTTCCCTTTGTATTCAGTTTTCTACGAGCATCTTGTGCCGCTTCGCGCAATCTGCGATGTTTTGTAGGCTCAAGCAATAGATGGCGTCCTTCTCTTAAAGCCTTTTTAAAATCCAATCTCTTTCTTTCTTGAAATTGGCGTTTATATAAAGCATTTTTTGATGCCCAATCATTATCAGCATCTAAACCATCATTCTTGGTCGGAGATAAAACATTACACATAGTTGATTGTGCAGAAATATCCGTACCTTCAAACATCTTGGAGATAACTTGTTTTCTTTTTTCCTGTAGCATTTCTCCAGATCTGCGATACAGAGATTTATTGATAATGTCTAATGCTTCTGAAGCATTATTTTCAAAAATATAATTAAGTAATCCCTTAGCCATTAGAATCCTCTCTCCTTCAATGCTTCAGTAGAAAAATTAAGAATCTTTCTAAATCCCAGTTCATTTTTAGAAGCACTCTCAACAAAGAATAATTTATTATCAGTTGAAAGCTCCTTATAAACTTCTAATAATGCTTTAGATTCAATCGGAGAAATTTTGGCAGCAGTTTTGTTTTCAAAATTCAAAACCACATCCAAATTGCTACTTATGGATTCTCTAATTGAAGATAAGAAACTTTCTCCATAGGGTTGATAAGTAATATTCTCAATATCTTCTTTCTTTGTTTCTTCATCAACACATTCAATGCAATATTCACTCAATGCGCTTTCTACCCAATTTTCTAATTCTTCCATATTGCATCCATGTATATGAGCAGCTTCATTTACAGCTTCTGGAATACAATCTAATCCATTTTCTTCTACAGCAATGATAACAGATTCAATAGCATTAGATAGAGCAGAAGGCATATCAATTTCTTCCTTTTCCATCGGATATCCATAATCTTCAAGTAATGGAGTATTTAAAAGCAAATTTTTAGCCAGATCAAATTTCGTTTCATTAAACAATTGTTTTGCCATACCATTAAGCTTTACAATAAGAACTTCAGCCATATTTAATGGTTTATCTTTTGTCGCATAGTATACAATAGCTTCGGATAATGTTACTTTCTTTTCCATTTCTTTTCCCCTGATTCAGGTTTCAACTCTTTTACTGCATTTGGAAGAATTTTCTTTTTTCTTCCAATATAAACTTTACCATTGGCGCCCATTTTCTTCATTATCTACCAACCTCTTGTTCTTGAGTTGGAAATCTAGGTTGTCTAGCACCCACAGCTAATCCAACTTGCTGCATAGCAGTTTGTTGGGCAGCAATTAATGTTGCTTGTGTATCTAATAACTCTTCAAGTTCTGGACGTTCTTTCTCCATTTGAGTTTGCATCTTTAATTTCATCTTCATTCATATGCAAAATAGATCTACGAATATAATCCATTGAAAAATACTTTCCAATGTATGGGTCTACCTGTGATAGCAATATCATTCGACCTTGTAATACTTCAGATTCTTTTAATTCCGTAAAGTAAGAATCCTTTGCAAAATCATAACTAATAAATTGCTTAATGACATCCCAATCATCATTTTCAATAACACCCTTTAATAACAATTGAGTGCGTAATAGCTTATCAAACAGATGAGAAAATCTATTTCTCAAACGAGAAATGAACTTAAAGAACTTCAATTCATCTCTTGAAATTTCAGCAGATCTTCCCAATGAAAATCCCGAATCGCTCTTTAATCTTGATACAGGAACATTTAATGCTTTGTATAATTTCTCTTGGAAATATTCCACATCTGTCATTTGCCCTAAGTTTTCACCACCAGGCAATGTATCAATTTCTGTTCCCTTACCACCTTCTCTACGCGGAAGCCAATAATCTTCCATCATAGACATAAACTTTTTGTCATCTCTTAATTCACCAGTATTTGCATCATAAACAAGTTTGTTTCTATACTTGTTCATAATATCCTTCAAATACTGTTCTGCTTTAATTTTTGGCAGATTACCAACATCAATATAGAATATTCTTCTTTCAGGTGCGCGTGAGATTCTATAAATCACCACGGCATCTTCTATCATTCTCAATTGGTTTAAAGGCTTGATCGCTTTATGCAACCAAGACAATACCATATTTCTAGTAGCATCAACTAAACCAGAATGAGCATTGCAAATTGAATCTGGAGCAATCTTAATTCCCACCATTGTGGTAGATTGCGCATTATTTAAACCACGTTCATTATAAACATAATATTCAGTAATACTATCAATGATTTCAACTCCCTGGTCATTTAACTTTTTTCGGATTTCTCGGACTTTACGAATACGGCGAGGATCAATATATCGTAATTCCTGAATCCCTTCAGCAGGAGCACTATCATCAATAATCATATGATAGTAAGATCTACCATCAATATACCATCTTTTAAAAATATCATGACCTTCATTTCTGAAGTTCAAAAGTCTCAGTACACTATCAAATTCATCTTGAATCTTTTGCTTAATAGTTTCTGCATTATATGGCTTTGGAAGTTTATACAACATTATTTTTACTGCTGGTTCATCTTCCTCAATAACAATAGATTCATCAACAATGTCTTCAATAGCAGCCTCACATTCTGGCTGTAATGACATTTCTCTATAACGAGTGATTAACTCAATCTCATTTTTGGATGTTCCTTCTAAATCTACATATGTACCATATATACCACCGGCTTGTATGGTAATAGCACCATCTTCGTTTTGGGGAATAGCGAAAGACTTATTATCAGCCTTATTCGGTTTATCCTTCCCAATCTGAAATCCAAAGAATCTTAATGGCATAATAATATTTATGGGGTTAACATGATCATGTTAACCCCTATTTTGTTATCCTTTAGGCGTTAGAAACGTCTGATGATGCTGCGTTTTCCCACCATTGATATTGTAATGTTACTTGATACTCTTCTACCGCATCGCTTGGATCCCAAGATAGATCGATAGGTGAAAGGGCTGTAGGAAATGTTCCAACAAACTTATAAGTTTGAATTGGATCTCCACCTTCTTTAGAGTATTGATAAACTAAAGCATCAGCTTGATATCCAGGAACGGTAGCAGCCAAAGGACTACGAAGGTTGGCAGCGTGTGCGTTCAAAGAATTCATCCAAGCTTCAAATTGATTTCTAATGACAAAATTCTCATCATTAATAACCGTGATTGTCCATTCTGGGAATGTACGATCACCCGGGTACTTCAATTGTCTACCGAAGTAGGGTAATATGATAGTACCCAAATTTGAAGGAGGTAGGCTAGCAGATCTAGCCTGAAATCTCAAAAGATTTGAAGCATTTCCGTTAGCAGCCGATGGCGGAAAGGTTAACTGGATATTGAATAAATTTGGTCTAGCTCCGCTTCCCGTTAGGTTTGCTCTAAATTCCTGTACAGTGAAAGACATTTTAATATAATCTCCTTAAATCTTTATTAGAACTTTCCAACCACTTCTGTAAAGTCAACACCAGTTGCAACGGCAACAAAATTAAGCTGAATGAAGTTAATACTTCTAGCAGGCTTAATGTAGATGTCACCAACAAATTGGTTAGAGTCAACAACTTGTGGTGTATTATTTGTAGAATCGCAAACAACTTTGAAATCTGTAATACCTCTACGTCCTTCAACATCTCTCAAGAAAGGCTCAACCATACTTACAAATTGAGCTTGAGTAAATGCATCGTTGAATTCAAATAACTGGAACTTGGCAGCAGTTGAAATAGATTTCTCTAAAACGATGAATAATCTGCGCACGTTAATGCGGTCAAATGCACTTGGTTTGGACAACATTGTTTTGTCGCCAAATAGAACTGGTCCTTCTCCTGGGAAGGATACGATTGGGTTAACACCCGCAGCATACAAAGTATCTCTGAAAGATCTACTTGGATTCCAAGCAAGCTTAACAACATTCTTCAATATACCTCGATTTAATCCAGCAAATGACCACCATGGATCTTTTGTTTGGTCTGTAGCAACGGCTAATCCAGCCACTCCACCATTGCAAGGTACCCATCTGAACACATCATTATATTTGTCATACATATACATCCAGTTTGCATCCATAAAAGCATAAGATGAACTAGCATATGTATTTCTTGTTGCAACCACTGAGGCAGCCTCAAATCCAGCATTATTTACAACATCACTGAATTGTGGTGACAAGAAAGCAACGCAGTCTAATCGTTCCTCTGCAATATTTTGGATAGCATGCTCAACAACATCTTGTGAATAATTTGCAGTTAAAATTAAAGAAATATCGATTGTATCTGCATTTGCAAATAAATCATATCCATTAAATAATTCACCATCTGTTGTATGTGTCGCTCCAGTACCTAAAGCATTTGCATCAACAGCACCGTTAAGGTTATCTGTATCAACAATTGAAGTTACTGAAGTCGCAATACCAGATGTAGTACTTGTAGCACCAATAATATCGTCATCAGTATGATCGAAAGCAGATCCAAGACTTGGAGCAACTCTCAATGTTTTTGATCCGCTATTCCAAGATAGAACAGTAGCAGACTTTACTGGAGTTCCAGTTAAAGAAACAGTTGCGGTAACAACTGCTGGTGTGGTTGGAGTTCCACCACTTACTCCCACATGAGGAGCACTTTCATATCCAGATCCGGGAGTATCAAGTACAACTGAAGCAACAGTATATCCAATAGTGTAAGAAAGATCTAAATCTGTTCCTGCACCTAAACCACTTTCATCAAAAGCAGAATTAGATGTAGTTGATGATCCAGTAAATCCAGATCCAGCAGATAATACAACAGCAGAAGAAACCATTCCACCAGAAACAACCACAGTAGCAGTAGCAGTTCCGGGAGTACCAGAAATATTTACCGTGTAAGAATTATCTGTATATCCACTACCTGGGTTATTAATTGTGATATGTTTTACTGTACCAGTTGAAGACAGAACTGCGTGGCCAGTGGCTCTTACTCCAGGTGCTTCAGGAGCATCTATAGTAAGTGTTGGTACTGTTTCATATCCAACATTACCGCTTCCACCTAAAACCAAACTTGAAACTGGAACAGAAAAAACACTGACTGTTTCTCCGACTGTATAATCGGTTCCACTGATTAGTGAAGAAAAAACAACTACTGTATCCAAAACGTCAAATACTGTTGGGCTACCACCAACAATAGAAGCAACTCCCCAATTATCTAACGGAGTTGTTACAGGTAAATCTAACCACCAAATGTAACTTGATTGTCTGTTAACAACATTAGCATAATAGTTAGAAGTTCCATCATCATTTGTGGCATCAGATGCCTTTGAAACAAATGGGAATGTTTCTAGAACAGATCCTGGAGTACCGGTCCAAAGACCAGAACCGTCAATTACTATGACGTGTAATTCATCATTGGATCCACCCTTTAAGGAAACATAATTAGATGTTCCCGGGACACTAGTGAAAAATCTCTTGTATGCCCAGGTACCATAATTTCCAGCATCAGCCATAGAAACAATAATTCCGTTTCCAAGAATGCCAGGATATTTACCAGCCCAGTTTCCTTTGGCTGCTGTACCTGATGCAAAATTTGTATCGTAATCTGTTTGATTTGAAATCAAAACACCAGAACCATCTGAAGTTGAGTTTTTCGCATTAGCTCCAGCTACACGAACCACATTTAGATTATTTGCATAATCCAAAAAGTTCTTGGCTGTGAACCATTGAGTAAACACATCTGCATTTGGTTTTCCGAATTCATTTGCTAGAGTAATTTCAGAATCAACTTGAACAATTTCATTCAAAGGCCCCCATTGAAAGGGTCCCACAAAAGCTCCGGCAGTCGTACCAACAGCAGGAACAATTGTAGTTAAATCAATTTCACTGAAATTAACACCGGGACTAATTTGAAAAGCCATTATTGTAATCTCCTATTTAAG